TTATGCTTGGACAGGCTCCGGCCAGCCGGGCTTAAATGCCTCCAGCTGCTCGCGGGTCATGCTCGCGACTTGCTGTTCCATCTCACGCCGGCGCTGGTAGATCTGCGCCCCACGTGCCGTGATGGCTTGCCATAGCGATTGCAGCTCCGGCAGCGTCATCGGCGCGGACTGGCGGCCTGCCGTGACCCATTGTTCGCCCGGCACTACGCCGGCCAGCAGCACGTCGCGGATGTCCTGCAATGCGGCGGAGGTGGTCAGCCAGCGCTTTCCAGCATGTTCGATCCCGGCGGCGCGCTCGGCTTTTTCCCATACTGGCAGCGATGACAGAGCGCGGTCGCGCAGTGTGTCGAGTGGCTCAGGCTCCGGAGCAAGCAGCTCGGCGGCATCGGCGTCGGTAATCGGAATGCATCCAGCCGGCAAGATGTACGCGAAAGCCACATCATCGAGGAAATGCAGCGCTCCGTTGGTGTCTTTGTAGTTCGGCATCGTTCACTCTCATTAACGAAATTCAGTCCACGACGTAATTGTCGGTGTTCCGGCACTTGCTGAAACAGAATAAGAAGCGCCTGCTGGGATGAGCGCGGAACACATACCGGTGGCCCCTGTCGTACCGCCCGTGCCGGTCATTGCAACGCCATTGATTGTGATTATTGCATTTGCCGTTGCATTCATCGCTAATGTGATGAATGCATAAATCGGGCGGCCCGTCGTGTTGTAGTAGATCGTATTAATTGACCGGCTTCCAGTTACGTTCTGAACCGCTTGCCCTACCCCGAACGCCGCTGTCACGTCCAGCTTCTGGGCCCACAACCGCGCAACTTCCGTCGCCAACTGCGATGCATCGGCCAGATCATCTGCCTTGGCGAAGTAGCTGGCCGGGTGTCCTTCCAGTTTTGCCGAGTCGGCGGCCTGGCCGGTCTTGCCCAGAAACAGCGACCGCATTGCCGTCAGCACCTGGTCGGCCTTGGCTGCACTGGGCTCGATCCCGGCGGCCGTCAGCAGCGCAATCAGTTCGGACTGGTTGCCGCGCAGGGCGCCCTGCATGTTGTTGAGCCATTCGGCTGACACGATGGTGCCCAGCTCACCGGTGGCCGGATTGCCGTCATGGAACAGGCTGTCGGCCGTGTTGATCGGCGGAATGATAGGGTTCATGCCGTCTCCTCGTAAGCGAAGTAAACAAAGGTGTGTGCCGGCTTGAGGTCACGCAGCACGGCTTCAATCACCGGGTCACTGAATGCTGTCAGCCGTTCGCTGGCCACTGACACACCGGCCCGGAACGGGTAAATCCGCACGCTGTCGGCGCCCCGGATGCGAACCAGCCACACCCACAGGATGTCAGGGGTCCACAGGACGTCTTCGGCCCGGCTGATGCCGGCACGGAAGGGTCCGGGTTCGTCGATGGCGATGCGGTAGCCCAGCCCGGCGGCCAGCCGGGTGAAGTAAGGAATGCTCAGGCCACCGGTCTCGGCCAGCTTGGCCTGCACGGCTTGCATGCGCTGTTGATACGGTGCGCCGGCCGGCGGGGTGATACCGCAGACGCGCTCCCAGTCCGGCAGCAGGTTTTCGGCAAAAAAGGGGGTAACACCGCCGGCTGCCCGGCGGGCACTGGCCTCGGCGGCATCCAGAGCCCGGCCTTCGGCGGTCAGACCCGCGATAAGATGACGGCCGTTCGGGTCATAGCTGACTGGGGGCAGCAGGCGGGCCAGCAGTCCGGCGTGTCCGCTCATGGCAGCAGCTCCACGGTCACGGCGCCGAGGCGGACCCATTCGACCATGCGGTCATCCACCACCGGCACCACGTTGCCGGCCGGCGTGGTCATCTGCCGGTCAACGATGCCGGCAATGTTTGAGACCAGTGCTTCCAGCTGGCTTTTGACCGCTACTTCCCCGGGCGCGAGCAAGGCGAAATAACCCGCCAGCGCGGCATTGATCTGGGCACGGGCAGCATCCAGCGTCAGGCCGTCCAGCCAGACCCGCACGGTGACGGCAGCCGGCTTTTCCGTGGCGGCCAGCACAAGGGAACTTTTGACCGTGACCGGGCGCAGGTCGTCGACATGCGCCTGCGCGGCCTCAATCGTCTCCTGCGACGGCAGGCCATAGGCCGACACGATCACCACATCGACGGTGCCGAGCCCCCGGCGCAGCGGGTAGACAAAGGCGTTCGACACGCCGGGCACTTCCATGGCCCAGCGCCGGTAGTCGTAGCGGTTGCCGCCGGCAGGCGGGCGGCGGATCAGTTCCAGCAGGCGGGCCAGCAGTTCGCTGTCCGCCTCTTCGTCCACTCCGCCGACCATGCTGACGAGGATGGCCTGACCCAGTACCCCGGACGGAGGCGAGGCCAGTTCGACCAGTTTGCCGGCTTCGGCATTGCCGGCCGTGCCGGACTGGTCGGCGACGGCAGTCACTTCCAGCGTGCCGGCCTCATTGACCTGCCCGCCCTCGAGCGTGCGGTAAGCGCGTTCGCCGAGCCTTGCCACTAGCCCGGCCGGGACGAGGCTGCCGGCCGCACCCTGAAGACGCATGACGCCTTGGGCGGCCGTGGCCGGCTTGCGGCGCAGGCCGCGCAACAGGGCATGCAGCTCCAGATATTCGCGGTCTGCGGTGTCCGGGAAAATCTGCCGGACGATCCACGCCTGATGCTGGTACAGCCCCTCGACGGCGCTGGCCACCGAGGTGGCGCGGACAAAATGGTCGCTGTCCGGGCCGGTGTCGGCCTCGGGCAGCAGGTTGCGGATGTCGCGCAGCAGCGCGTCGCGGATGGCGGCAAAGGCCGGGATCGGGAACGCCATCAGCCGCCCACCCTGACAGGATGCCGGAAATGGTCGATCTGACCGCTGGCATCCTCGACTTCGATCTGCAACCACAGCCATCCCGGTTGCGGGCGCGAGGTGGTGACGGCAATGCGGATGGCGCGGCCGTCTTTCAGCAGCGGGTCGAGTGCCTGTTCGGCGTACTGGCGGGCCAGCAGGTCGATGCGGCTCAGGTCTTTTTCGCGGGCCAGTTCATGCAGACGCGACCCCAGCGCCGGATCAGCCCACCAGCTGCCCAGCGGCGTGTCCAGCCGCAGATGGACGGCATTGGCCAGCGTGGCAATGCGCTGGCCGGTGTAGTCACGGGTGAAGGGGTCGATAGAAGCGTCCATGCCCCGGATGATCGGGGCATGGCGGGTGGCGGGGCGCGGTGAAGGGGTTCAGTGGAAATACAACACACCAAATCTATTCAGATGAATCTTGTTTGAATACCTGAGCGGCATAAGCGGCTTCAATATGGGCCACAAAAGACCTTACTGATTCGATTAGTTCAATCACTTCTTGATTGTCAATTTCAATTAATTGCCCATCTCTACGGAAACCATTTCTGTGAACTATGTCATGCCTAGCTTTAATTGCCGAATCAAGCCATGTAATATTTTCTGGAAAATCAATCAGTAATGCTTTTTTGAAAATTACTGCAACCCTATCAAGCCGGTGCCAAACCATTTTAGCAAGGTGATCTTTGACCTTTTTATCAATAGAGTCTAGCGTTTTAAAAAGTTCAGATAACGTAATTTTTTCATTTTGATACTCTGGAATTTCTTCGACCAGCCTGCGAAATGCCTTTGGGTCGCTTGCAATATACGTCACGGCAAATTCATGCAAATAAGCCTCTAAGGAGGCAATGATGTTTGCGTGCAATAGCCTGCGCAAAATAGCTCCTTGGGCGTCAGCCAGACTAACTTCCGTTAGCTGGATTAATTCATTTAAATGATTATTTAGCTTGCGCTCGGCGGGGTTGTTCTGATGTTCGTCGAGCAGATCATCATAAAACTCATCCAAATAATTATCAGAACCATAATTGTCATGATTTTTTGGCGCCCACTGATCACATTCCCTGCTCAACTCTCTAGCAAGCTCTTTAATGATTGAGTCATCAATTGAGTCCCCAAACTGCTGCATCAATTCTTCTTCTGCATCGTACGGCCCTCCGTATACCCATTGATATCCACCCTCTCTAGATTCATAAGGCGTGCGTTCCGCAGGGTCTTCAAAATTATCGAAAAACCATTCCCTCATTTGCTCTTTTATACTGGCTATGTATTTCATGACGTTTGTTGCAAGTAAATAATAAAACCACCATAAAGGAATGGTGGCTGTGTGGCTAGCTAATTTGGTTTTCCTGTCATGCCTCCGGAGTCCCCCGGGTGGGTGTGGCCCGTCAGGCTGATGTCCCCGGCGCTCACATCCCCGGTCGCATGCAGGCTGCCTTCGACCCGTGCACCGTCCCCGCCTGAAATCGCCATGCCGCCCGTGCCGGTCAGGGCTTCCTTGACGGTCACCGCGCCGGTGAATTTCGCGTCCGGCGTATCGAATTCCATCCCTTCGGAAGCGACCAGCCGGAAGGCTTTGGTCGTGCCGTCGATCCTGCCGTCGCGGAAGACAAAGCGGTCGCCAAAGGCGTTAAAAATTGCTGTCTCCCCCGGTTTCAGGTTGCCGATGCGGTAAGCACCGTTCTCGGTGGCCACGATGATGCCGTGGCTGGTGCGGCCGCCCAGCGGCAACACCACCACGGCGGTGCCGCTGGGTGGGTTGGAGGTAAACCCGAACTGCTGGAACAGCTCAAGGTCGGGCAGCGGCTCGCCGGCCAGCCCGTCGACCTGGGCCAGCTGGCTGCCCTTGCCGCCACGGGTGCCGCGCAGCACACCCCGGAATGCCTGCCGGATGCCGGCCAGGGCGCGGCCGATGCGCCGGTCAATATCCGCCAACATCGATTGCCTCCAGTTCCTTGCCGTCTTTGGTTTTCAGCCTCAGGCGCTTCCTGCCGCGCGTGCCCGGATGGGCATCCAGCGTCCACACGCCGTCCTCTTTCAAGGTCAGGGCGGTGGTGGTGCCGACCCCCCGGCCGCCCCGAAAACGCCGGGCCATCAGGAAATACACACCGTCGAGGCCATGCGGCTCGCTGATGACGTGGATGCGCTGCCCCGGCTGCCACAGCACGCCGTCGCTGGTGCGGTGGCCGGTGACCTCGGCGGTCAGGGTCAGCCCCTTCAGGCGCGAGTCTGACAACAACTTGCGCGCACGGGCGCGGGCAATGCCGGCGTTGTCGGCGTCGTGGTCGATCACCACCAACGGCCGGTACACCTTGACGGCTGGATCACGTACCGAGGCACGCAAGGCATTCCGCCCGGCCTCGAGGGCGGTGCCGTGCGCCTGCCCGAGGACGGTGATGTCAGAGTAGCGCTCGGCCATGCTGCGCTGGACGGCAAGCCGCTGGACGTTGTTGCCTTCGCCGTTGCGGCGCAGGATCAGCGTGGCCACCGGTGGCCGGCTGTAGTCCGGGCCACCGACAACCAGCGTGCCGTCCGGTTCAAACCACGGCCACAGGCCGTTGGCCTCGGCCGCCCGTACCAGCGTATCCCAGGCGGTATCACCCGGCTCGACGGCAACTTTTTCGCGGGCATGGGTGGTTTCGGCATCAATGCGGATGCGGCTGATGCCCAGGGGTTTCACGATATTGGCCACCACCCCGGCCAGCGTGGCCTGCCGGGCACTGAAGACGGGGGCCGAACAGTCGGTCAGGATGGCGGCGCCGTCACGGCCGGACAGGCTCAGGGTGTGGCCGCCCTTGCCGGTCTCATGACTGATGTCGTCTATCCGGCCGGTCATCACCGTGTCGCTGCCAATGCGTACCTCGACCGCTGCGCCTTCGGTCACGACCGGCGGAAACTGTCCGTCCGGCAGGCCCAGTTCGACATGCCAGGCATCGGCCGGGATCAGGAGGTCGGAATCGATGTCGTAGCGGCTCCAGTGGCTGTGCACCTTGCCACCGATCAGCAGGCTGACGGTGTTATCGGGCGTAGGCATTGAGCACGTCTCCGGTCTTGAGAAGGTTCGGATTCACCAGCAGCGGGTTCAGCCGGGCCAGCTCGGCCGCCCGGCTGTAGTCGCCATACCAGCGGAAAGCCAGCAGGTGCAGGTTGCCCGGTGCATCGACCGTGCGCTGCACCAGTGGCGGGCGGGCATCCATGACGGCCATGGCGGCGGTCTGGATCGCCAGCGCCACGTCTTTGAGTGCCTCGGTCACCGGGCGGGCGGTCTCGACGCCGAACTGCGCCCGGTGGGCTTCGATGCTCGACTGGATGACTTCACGCACGTCGTTGGCCATCTGCTCGATGTCGGGTGGCGACAGGGTCGGCTCCTGTGCCTCGGTCGCGAGGATGTCGGCAGCGGTGGCGGCCAGTTCGGTGGCCGTGACCAGTTGCACCAGTGTGGCCACCAGTGCCACGTCTTCGGCCGGTGCCGGGACCGGTTTGGCCATCATCACCGGCTGGCCAGCCCCGCCCGAACCACCGGAACTGCCGGAGCCGCCACTGGTCACCGCCCCCGAGGCGGTGCGGGCCGGCAGCTTGACGATACTGTCCATGTCGCCCACGAGGCTCTTCCAGTCCGCTTTCAGCACGGCGGTGTCAAAGCCGCGCAAATCGGCCATGCTGCCGATCAGGCCGGTCAGGTCACTGGCGAAGGCGCGCGGGTAGTCGATCAGGTCCAGCGTGGTGCTAATGATGCCGCCGACCTGGCTCCTGATTGCCCACAACGTGCCGGTCATCACGCTGCGCAGGGCATTGAGGCGTGACATGCTGTTCTTCATGCCCTTGAGGCTGTCGAGCGCCGAGGCGAAGGCGTCGATGCCGCCGCTGCGGGCGGTGTCCGCCAGTTGTCCGACCGCCTTGGCCTGCTGCTCGGGCAGCTCATGGTCAAAGAACGGATTGCCCGGCGTGGCTTCGGCAAATGACAGCTCAAGGGTGCAATAGTCCGGGCTGTCGGCATCGTGTTCGATGGCGTAACCGAGCAGCTGCGCCTGGGCGATGGAGCCGAAGACCGGGTGCACCAGCTCGCCGTGGCCGGGCTCGTCCAGCACCTTGAGCAATTCGCGCAGGCGGTGTTCGTAATCGTCACCCCAGACGATGGCGGTCAGATGGATGCCGCGTGCCTTGCGGCCGAGGTCTTCGATGTCGGCGCCGTCGAGATACGGGTATTCGTGGCTGGCGGTATCGCGGTCGGCATTGTCACGGGTGCGGATGACGTCAAACCGGACGCCCCGGAAGCTGGCGTCCTGAAGGCTGTCTTTCCAGGCCATCAGTTCCTCCGGGCGTTGCGGGAGTTTTCGGCATTGACGGCGGCAACGATATTGCCGTTTTGAACGTCAACAGTGACATGCACGGGAATCGGATTGGCCCGATAAGCCTGCTCCAGTTTGGCCGCAATACGATCCGGCAAAACCTCATTGATTTGTCCGGAGGGCAATTGCCCAGGGTCATCATTCAAATCAGCCCGGTTTTTACGGCGACGCTCTTCAATATCGGCATCCTTGTTGAATCCCAACTGGTCCAGCCAGTCTTTTAATGTATCCGTAAAACCCAATAGTGACTGGGCGCGGTCATTGTCCTTTTCGGTTTCTCCCGCTTTTTTGGCTACCAGTCCCATGACCGCCAACGGCAATGCCCCAATGGCCGCTGCCGCCGCCACGGCACCCGACCCCAGCGGAAACAGGCTTTTGGCCGCATCCTTTGCGGCGCCGGCCACTTTGGCCACCGGGCCGGAGGCAGCACCCACGCCACCACCACCGCGCAACAGGCTCAACAATCCGCCCGCCATGGCGGCCGCTGACAGGGCATTCAGGGCCGTGGTTGCGCCAACCAGTGCTACAGTTGCCCCTGGATACTCTTTGGCGTAATCCGCCAGTTTTCCGGCGACATCGCCCACCACCCCCGAAAGGTCACCGAATGCATTTTGCTCGGCAATGGCCTTTTCGTTTTTCAATCGTTCCGTTTGATGTGATGCCGTAGATTCAATCAAATCAAAATTTGCCTGGCCGGTTCCGCCTGCATTCGGCAATTTGTTTTCGATGTTTTTAACGTATTCACGGTTGCTCATGACGCCAATAAGGGCCATCAGAGTCTCTCGGTCCTGAATAAGTTTCCCAATTGCGGACCCCTGAAGAATATCCCCTTGCGATTCAAGCAAGGCTTTGCGGTCTTCATTCGTGGCGGTTTTAAGTTGCGCCTGGATTTTCTGGTAACGCTGGTTGCCCGCAACGACCTTGTCCACCAGCCCGATAAAAACCTCTATCGAATCCATGCCCTTGGCACGCCCCAGGGCCAGGGTTCCGGCAAGATCAATGCCTTTCTCGCCCTTTTTCTTCTCCCGGAAAGTTGTCGCGCTGATCTTGCTGGCATCATTGGCAGTGTCGGAGCTATTGATCTTAGCCAGCAGATTGACCACGTTGTTGCCAGCCCCGTCCTTGGTTCCTGCCGTAATGGCCGCTGCTTGATTAATTGCCAGTAACTTGGCCATACCCGCCATACCAGACAGACCTGATTGCTTCGCGGCTGCCATCTGCTGCGGCAACCATCTCGCCATGCTATCAAGTTCGAAGCCGCCCTCCTGGCCGGCCATGATGGCCATGTCCAGCGCCATGGGAACGTCTTGTTCCTTGATCTTGAACGACTGCATGGCGCGGATGGCAATATCGCCCAGTTGCTTCGGGTCAGCCCCGGTGCCCGTGGCGTATTTCTGCAAGACGGGCAGCAGGTTGATGGCCGATTTCTGGCTCATCGAGCCGGAGGAAATCAGGTTGTTGAGTGTATCTGCGGCCTCCTCCCGTGTCCCGCCCCCGGTGCGGACTGCATGCTGCACCGCAGCGTCCAGTTCGCGCATGCCTGCCTTGCGACCTGTCATGTCACGATCGGCATAGGCCGTATTGGCCATCATGGCCAGCCTGCGGTCATAGTCCATCGTGCGCTTGGCCGGCTGGGCCAGCACATAGCTGCCGGCCATCACGGCGCCCACTCCGGTGCCGTAGGCTTGCAGCCCCTTGATGCCGGAGCCAAGCATCCGGATCGAGCGTTCGGCCAGATTGGCCTGCTGGACGATCTGGCGCAGGCCGGCAATCGTGGACGTTGCCGCCGGGGCACGCCCCAGCTCACGGACCTTGTAGCCCAGCCCGCCCACAGCCTGTTCGGCCACCTTGCTTTGCCGGGCCAGCTCCTGCAAGCCGCGTGACGCGGTTTGCGGTACCTGGGCAATGGCGTTCAGCTCCTTGCCCGACCGGGCCAGCCCGTTGATTGCAGCCCCGGCCTCCTTGCCCTCCCGTGCCAGTGTTTGCAGGGCTTTTGACACCGTGGCGGATGCCGAATCTTTTATGGTCAGTTCAAGACCGACCTTTAGGTCTCTTGCCATGGGGTTTTTTCCGGCGGGTGGCAACGAAATGGCGGCGCCCGTCATCCGGGCTTTCGGCCCTGTCAGGCTTGCCGCCACGCAGGGTCAGGAGGGCCGAGAGACAGCCCTCCAGTTCCGGGGTAGTCAGTTGGTGGAGGCGGTCTTCGCTGATGCCGTACCGGCCGAGGACAAGGGTGACGAGGCGGATGTGGGCAAGCTGTTTTTCAATGCCGTCCGCTTTTTTTTAAGCCGGTTGCGTACCTCGCTCAGGGTGTCAAAGTCCTCGTCAACCAGATGGTTTTCCAGCAGGCCCGTGGTGATGTCTTCGGCCGGAATGTCACCCAGCCGGGTCAGCGAGCGGGCCAGCATGGAGGCAGACAGGCGCATGGCGTCGTCTGCACCGACCTCTTCAATGGCGGCGATGTTGTCCCCCAGCGTCGGCAGGCGCACTTCAAAGTCAAAGTGCAGCCGGCCGCTGCCGGCGGGCCATTCGAGGCCGTACAGCAGTTGTCCCTTTTCGGTCATCATGGTCTTACTCCTTCACGCGGCGCAGGGCGATCATGGTCACGTCCACCCGCGCTTCGTTTTCAACGCTGTATTTCTTGCTCTGGTCCATGACCACGCAGTCCAGATACGACTCGCGCTGGCCACCGCCGACCGGCTCGACGGTCAGCTTGGCACCTTCGACGTTGACCCAGTCCGGGTCTTCATTGGCGGGGATGGCGGCGGTCAGGCTGATCTCGAAGGTTTCGACCCCCTTGCAGACGCCGGCCGCCCGGCCGTTGCGGTTCATGGTTTTGACCAGCTTGCGGCCGGTGACGTGCTTGACCGAGAAGTCGATGACGTCGTAGTCCTGCCCGTCGATTTCCAGCGCGACCGCGCCGACAAATTCCTTCAGTGCCATGTCTTTCCTCCTATGCCTGACTGGCCAGATGACTGCGCAGTTCGTAGCCCATCAGCGGCCAGATTTTCTGGACGGCATTTTGTCGGGCAATCTTGCGGCCGATTCCGGAATCGAAATTTTCCGGGCTGGCACAGGCCGACTCGCCGGTTACCGTGAATCCGTTGCGCAGGACGAGGACGCAGAAGGTCAGCAGTTCCAGCGGCTCGGGCGGAGTGATGGCACGTTCGCTTTCGGGCTTTGCGTTGAATTCGTCGCTGACGCTCAGGGCACCGACAAAGCCGTCGCCAGCAGTGAAATAGTGCTCGCTGGCAATGTTGGCTTCGATGTCTGCCGGCGTGATGCGTGGCGCGGTTTTGCCGGTGGCCTGGATCGCCTGTTCAATGCCTTCAGGGTTCATGTTGAATGCTCCTTTGTTACAGCAAGAGGTCGATCCGGCCGGCAAACACGTGCATGCCGTTGACCACATCGGTCGGGATACGGGCGTTGAGGCGGTTCACGTCCTGGCTGTCGCGCTCAACGATCAGGCCGGCCTTGTTGGCCTCGACCGCTTCGACGATTTCCAGTTCTTCCAGCTTGACCAGCACGTCCAGCAGCTCGCTGCGCACCTTGGGCGGCGTGCGTTCTGACAGCTTTTCACGGGGAAAGCGCAGGCTGATACGGTCGCGGCATGCCTTGCGGACGTAGTCCAGCGTGCGGATGGTGGTCAGGTCGAGCAGTGCCGGGTCGTCGATGCCCTGCGGGTCTTTCAGATAAGTGGTGACCGCCCGCACGATCTGCACCCGGTTGCCGGGGCCGACCTCCAGCGGGGTCAGGCCACCATGCAGCGCCGCTTCCTGCTCGGCGCGCCCGGACCAGTCGGTCGGGTCGGTAATGTCGAGCCCCTTGATTTCCAGCGTGTTGATCGGCCGGGCCGGGTCTTCCTCGCTGGCCAGCACCGCCGCATAGCCCGCCGCAATCTCGCACGGCAAGGCCCGTGAACCGGGATACCAAGCGCCGCTGATGCGACCGGAGTTGATCTGGCCAGCCAGCTGGGTGCCGGTGGCCAGTGTGCCGGGATGGCCGAAGGTGCCGATGGCACCGCGCTGCTCCAGCGGGCCGGACACGAATTCCAGATGCTCGCGCAGGGCCAGCAGGGATTCCTGCCGGGCAAACGGACTGGCGATGATGTGGTGACCGGCATTTGCCACGGCGGCCAGCGCCGGGGCAAGGTCAGGATCGGCGGCACCGCCGGTCATGGCGGTGGCCGTGGCAGTGACGCCGGCCGCTGCGCTGCTGGCCGACAGCCTGATGCCGTTGCCTGCCTCGCCCTTGTTGCGCGCCGTCAGGGTGACGACGGCGGCATTGACCGTCGCCGTGACCGGCAGGTCCAGCGCCTTGTCCAGCGCAGCCTTGAGGGCGGTGGCCACGGCATTGGCGGCATCGCCGTTGCTGACGGCCACGTCGACCCGTTGGGTGCCGACCGCTACCGTCAGCAGCCCGCTGCCGGTGGCCGGGCCGGTCACGGTGATGGTGCCGCTGGCTGCCAGACCGGCTTCGTCGTCTTCAACCGCCAGCATGGTCAACGACACATACGGGTTGGCGGTCATGGCGGCCTTGGCCATCAGGTGCGCGTAGCTGCCCCGGCCGAACCACGTTGCCGCATCGGCATCCGAGAACACCTGTACCGGCTTCAGGGCCGGATGCGTGCCGCTGGCGAGCTTCTGCCCCACGCACAACACGGTTTGCAGGTTGGTCGGCAAGGTACGCACGGCCAGCCGGGTGTTGAATTCAAAGTATTTGCCCGGCTTGCGGATGCTGGCCGGAATGGCGTCGAAGCTGATGTTCGGGCTGGCCATGTTCACGCTCCCTTTCGTCTTTTGGTGGCAGGTTGTGTGGCGGCGGGTTTGTCACCGGCTTCGGCCGGCAGCAGGTCGCCCGACCGCAGATGCCGCAGATACCATGTGTGCGCCGGCACCTCGACCGCTTCGGCATCGGTAATGACGCGGGTCAGGTCGAGCTGCGGCACGACCCGCCCCGGCGCGGCGATCACGCGGATGGTTTTCATGGGCGGTTCCTCATGGTCAGCTGGTCTTCGGCATCGGGCCGGCCGTCGTCTGGCGCAAGGTGGTAGCAGAGGCCAGTGTGCAGCCACTCCGGCGCCGACTGGTCCAGCCGGCCACCGGCTGTGGCAAACACGGCGTCCTGGTCGTCGGCCGATTCCGGCGCGGGCCAGCGGCCGACTGGCAGCGCCTCTTCCAGCCAGCTGGTCCGGAATTCGCAGGCGTAGACACTGAGTGCATGCTTGCTGACCGCACCGTTGAACATCACCCGCACGCGGGTCGGTTCGAGGTGGCTGATGGGCAGGCCCACGTCCTGCCAGGTGAGCAGGCGCCGCACGGCGCGAACAAGGCCGTAGCTGCCGACCGGTTGGCCGGGATGCTGCGGACGGCCGCGCCGGGCATGCTCGGGGCTCAGGTCATACGCACCGACCAGCACCACGAACAGGCCATGGGCACGCCAGAGGTCTTTGCGGGTGTTGTGTGGCGCGGTGGACTGGATGCCGCCAAAGGTCACCCAGGCCGCCGGCAGCGCCCGCACGATGTCACCGAGGTCGTCATCCAGTTCGCCCGCGTAGGTTTCCACCGAGCGCACCAGCCGCCCGAGCCCCTCGCGCAGGCGGGACTGGATGGCCTGTTCGATCTCGGCAACCGGGTTGGCCAGACGGTCCATCACAGCCCCCCGTTCCGGCCGAACACGGTCGGCGCACCCTGGAACTGCACCGTCCGGGCCGGGGCGGCGACCGAGCCGCCCGGCATGCCGCCGAGGGTGACGCGGCCGGCCGCGACATGCTCCAGAAAGCGCACCGCATCACGGTAACGGTCGCGGATGTCGTCGGTGGTCAGCGCCCCGGACGAACACAGGCGATAGCGGGCGATGTCGCATGCGTAGCCGGTCAGCACGGCCGGCGTGCGGGCCAGCGGCAGCGGGTAGCGCCCGCCGAGGTAGCCGTCAATCTCGGCGGTGGCCTGCGCCAGTGCCGCGTCCAGTGCGACGTCATCAATGATGCCGTCGCGGTCGCGGTCGGTAAGCGAGACCAGCTCGCGCTCGCCGAAGCGGGCATGCATGTCGTCACGGGTGGCGTACACGGTCAGACCTCACCGGCCACGATCTCGACCGCCAGCAGCGGCTCGTCCAGCAGCTGCTTCAGCTCGGCATCGCTCAGTTCGTCACGGGGGATCGTGACCGGCTCGCGAGTGAACTCGCGGCCGGCACGGCGGAAGCGTTCGGTCAGGGCGCGCACCTGGACGGCGACCACGTCCGGTGCAGCTGCCGTGGCGGTGTTGGGGGTGGCAGGTTTTTTGGCGACGGCCATGGTTATGCCTCCTCCCCGGTCGAACCGTAGGCCAGCTGCCAGAAGCCGTAACCGCCAGCGGCGCGGGCCTCGGCGCCGAACTTGAACTTCTTGCGGTTGAACACGTCGTCAGCCTGCGGGTCGGTCTGCTGCACGAAGACCGGTTTTTCACGCTCCTGATAAATGAACGGCTTGACCGGCTTGCTGGTGTCGAGCAGGAACCAGGCGGTGTCCGAGGTCAGCCATGGCGCAACCACCACGGTTGCGGTATTGCGGTACGGGTTGGGCTTGCCGTCCTCAAGGCGCTCGACCGTCATCAGCAGGTTGGCGTCATCTTCCAGTGCCGACGGCACCAGCAGTACGCTCGGGGTGATGTTGAGCGGCCGGCCCTCGTCATCCCTGAATTTCTTCATGGCGGTGCGGGCAGCGCCATAGCTCGCCCTGGCAGCGGCCAGCGTGGCAATCGACAGCTTTTTGGTGCCCTTGTTGGACACGGACTGGCCGTTGACCGGGTGGTCGGTATCGAAGAAATACTGGCCGTCGTAACACGGACGGGTAAAGCCCTGGCTGACCAGATCGAAGATGATCTCGTCGGGCAGTTGCTTGGCCGAGAATCCGGCCATTTCCGCCTGCGGACGATAGATGCCAAGCTGGTCATCCTTGATGTCATTCCTGTCAACCTCGACGGTGGCTTCCCAGTCGTCGTTGACAATGGTGTATTGCGACGCTGCCAGTGCCTTGACGGCTTTTTCGCCGATCCATTTCCGCATGCGAGGGAAGCTGGACAGCCAGGCATAGTCGTTCGACTTGCCGGTCGACTGCACCAGCATGGCGACCTGTTGCCACTGGCTTGGCGCCGCGTCGAAGGCGTTGTTGAAGATGGTTTTAAGGCTGACAAAAATGGCCTTGAGTGAGCCGGCATTAATGAGCATGGTGCATTCCTTCAGATAACCCACACGCCATCGACGTCGAGACCGAGCACGATGCCGGCTGGCGAGCGGGTGTTGGAGCCGTCGGTACCGGAGACGGTCTGGTTGTCGACAATGAAGCACGGACGGCCGAGGCCGGCCTGGGTGACCGGGTTACTGGTGTCGTTGGCCCACTTGAAGGCTTTGCCGCGACGTACCGGCACGCTGACGGCGCCATCGGCGCCGGCCGTGTTGTCGACATGGGCGTCGGCCATGCCAAGGCAGGCCAGGCCCGTGGCCGTGCTGCCGGGGGTGGCAAAGCCGGTGGCACCGGCCACGACCAGGGTGCCCGCCGGAATCTTCACGCCAGCGGCAACCGGCACGACGATCAGCTCGCCGTCCTTGAACGGAGTGTTACGGTCTTGGGTGGTGGCGGTCATGGCTTACTCCTGACGCAAATCGCCGGCAGACAGGCCGAGCTGGCTGCATGCGGCCAGCGTGTCCTCGTCCCATTGCGGCTTCACGCTGTCTGCCGGCGGATTGCCCTGGGTCTGGGTCGCCGAGAGGGCGGCGATTTTCGGGGCGGTGTCGAGATAGCCCTTGAGCGCGGTCAGGTTGCTCTGGCCCAGCTCACGCGCCCAGCCTTCCTGGGCGGGCAGCAGACGGCCGTCGGACAGGGCCGCTACCACCAGTTCGTCCACATTGCGGCCGCTAACCTGGGCAGTCAGCGCAGCGACCTGCTGTTGCAAGCCGCGCATGGTGTCGACCGGCACGAAGCGCGCCGGGTCGGGCTGGCTGGCCGACAGGGCCGCGATCCGGTCCTGCTGCCGGGCCAGCAAGGCCGGCAGGTCGACACTGGCAGCCGCCATGCCTTCGCCGCCGGAAAGCTGGCTGATCAGTTTCTGGAGCTGGGCCTTGACGTCGTCGGCGGTGGCGCCGACGGGCAGGTTGAGCAGCCATCTGAGCTGCTCGAGCAGTTCGTCCATATAGACCTCCTGGGTGGACGGGGTGGGTGAATTGAAAACCGACAGGCTCGACAGGGCCGCCAGCGACAGTTCTGGCAAGACGTCGAGCGCCGGGTTGTTGGTCAGGGCGACATTGATCAGCTCCGTCACGCGGCCGTCCGGCGCGTACAGGAACATCGGAGAGATGTAGAGGTATTCCTCCGCAGCGATCATGGCGGCGGCAGCGGCCGTCCATTTGACGTCCAGCGCGTACAGGCCATCACCCTCGCGCCACTCCAGCCGGCTGAACCAGCCGGCAGCCGGAGCCGGCCGGCCGTTCTGGAGCGCATGGAGGGTCTGGTGTTCGTAGTCGAAGGCGTAGCGGGTCTGACGCCGGCTGGCCGCTGCTACGAGCGCCGCCGCATTGGTCTGGTCCAGTACCCAGCCGGCGCAGCCGGCCGGGCGACCGTCCCGGCCACGAAACAGTCCGGCCGGCAAAATCTTGACGGTCTCGTTGCCGGAAGACAGTTCGACCGACAATGCGGCAAGTTGGGGGATCGGTTTGGGCATGCCGCCATTCTCGGCATGAGGCCGGACGGGAGCGCCGTGAAGGGGTTCAGTGGGTTGTCCAGCCCGCGATTGTCAGTAGCAGGCGGGGACCGGCCGTGAACATCAAAATTAAACAGGGTTTAAACAGGGCAGACGCCGCGCAAACGGACGGCGGGCGCAATGGCATGTCCGGCAAGACAAAACGCCCTGACGGGCGTTTGTGGTGGTTGGCCGGTTTCAACCGTCGATGGCCTGTCGCAGGTAGTCCGCCACACGCTGTTCCATGCGGGTGGCGTCGTCATCGGTCAGCGACAGGAAGGGCCGTGCCGGGATGGCGGAGCCGGGGTGATTGACCGAGCGTGCAAAGCGTCCGCCGAACCGGAGCGCCTTCGCATGACGCGCCCGGATGACGTGCGGGCGGGTCTTGCCGCCGAACTGGTGGATGGCGGCATAGACCACATTGGTGCCGACAACGGCGCTGTCGTTGTCACTGCCGGGTACGATGGAGCTGGCAAGCCGGCCGGAGTCTTGCAGGATACGACCGCCGGGGCGCGACCTGATGCCCTGCCAGGCCGGGCGGCCCTGGGCGGCAAAGTTGCTCTCGACAGCGTCGACCATGTCGCCGGCCAGTTCCTTCATCAAGGGGGCACGCTGCCGGCAGGTACGGGCCAGCCCGGTCAGGGCTTCGGTCAGCCCGCTGTGTTCAATCCTGATGTCAATCATGGTGATATACTCGAAAGAGCCTCGGAAACACGGTGAATCTCCCGGCCGTAGGACGCCCGCAAGGGGCGGATCGCGTGAAGGGACAGGGAGTCCTTCCCGAGGCTATTCCCCTCTTTCCCATATCACGTTCCCGCTTTTCCTGAGCCGGGCCAGTTCGCGCTCATTGGTCGGATGGAACGATTGCAGCCAGTTCTCCCGGCCGTCCTGCGTCACCTTGACGATTGCCACCCACCAGCGGTTGTTCCGCCGCACGAATTTCAGGTGCCGGTCACGTTCGGCCAGTACCAGTTCCGGCCGCTCCAGCACCGTCTGCACCCGCCAGTAATCCTCCAGCGCCACGCCCTGACCCTGCCGGTGGGCAAACTGCTTGGCCAGCGTATCGTCCGACAGCCACACGGTCTGGCTCTGGCTGCCGAGCCGGGCCATGTCGTCCGCCGCCAGCACCGCCACCGGGAAGCGCTGTCCATTGGCCACGGTTTCACGGATGGCCGTTGACGTCATGTCCCGTGCCAGATGCCCTTCGACCGCTTCATTGATGGACTGGTACCAGCGGCCAAAGGCCGGGCCGGTCAGGGTGCCGTGCACGTACTGGCGGGCCACGTCGGCCGGGTAACGGTCCAGTTCGGGCTGGTACGCGGCACGGGCCGGGTTGAAACCGAAGCCCGGATCAGGCGTCACGCGGTTGCCGGCAGCATCGACAAACGACACGGCCGGCCGGGTGGCGCCGCTGCGGTCGATGACCTGATCAATGGTTTCCAGCTTGCCGGCACCGCTGTCCGGTGCCAGCTGCTCGCGGTCCAGATCAGACTGCCGCCGGGCACGCACCCGGCAGCGGCAGCGGTAGCCGTTGGGCGGGTAATGGCTGGACCAGAACGGGTCGTCGTAGCGGAAGATGCGCCCGTGCAGCGCCCGGTGCGCCGGCCGGGTGCGGCTGTCCATGACGGCAACGTACTGCCACCACGGACGGTCTGCGACGTTCTCCATCATCGTCTGGTAACGGCCGGCCATATAGGCCGACTGCATGTTGGTGCGGAAGATGGTGTCGAGCCGACGCGGATTCAGGCGCCTGCCGCTGATTTCCCCCGTGACCGGGTCGATGACCTGACCCTTGCCCCACCAGCCTTTGGCCTCAAGTATCGGCCGCAGGCGGTTCTTGAACTCGGCCAGCGTGCCACCCCGTTGCAGGCTGTCCGCCAGTGCTTCGCGCACATCGGTCAGCACGTCGAGCTTCATCACCCCGGCCACAGTAAAGGCTTTGGCATGGGCCTCGGCCCAGACGTCCTGCCATTTGAAACCGATGGCGTAGCCCTTCTGCTCAAAGTACGCAATCGCCTTCTCGGGTGGCAGGTTCAGGGCAAAGCCAAGGTCGACCGGATCAGGCATTCAGCCGCCCCCACACGTCGGCCACGAACAGGGCGCGGGCCAGCGCTTCCTGCAAGCCTGCGTCATCCATCTGCGGATACGCCTCGGCCAGCAGCTCGTACACGTCGTCAGGCGAGGCACCCCGGTTGACCGCATCCAGCACCGGAGCCAGCAGGGTGTCCATGCCGGTATTGAGGGCGTCGGCCGGCAAGGCTGCCTGGTCCAGCGCGTCCTGGTCCGGGTAGACCAGTTCGCCCTGACGGTTTTGCAGCACGGCGCGGTATTGCAGGCTGGCAGCGGCCGTTTGCACGGGCTTTGTCACCGGGCGCAGTTCGGGCGGCAGGGCCATGTCCGGGCGCGGGGCCGACAGTACCGGCTCATCCCCTTGCGGGGCCGGGATGGCCAGCTTGTCGCGCACCCAGCTGACCGGCACCGCCATGCCGAGGCCGACCAGCTTCGGCAGGCTGTCGGCGTACAGCGAAATGTCCTCGGCTTCCTTGATGTCAAACACCAGCCTCGGCATCCGGCGCGGGTCCGGCTGCCGGCCGTTGAGGGCCAGCAGGGGCCAGACCAGATCCCGCGTCAGGGTGCCGGCCAGCTGGCGGGCATCGGATACCAAGAGGTCGTGCCGCACCTCGTTGTGCACCTGCCCCAATGCATTGGTCGACGACTTGCCGTCGGCCTGCGTGGTCAGGGTGCCGCCCAGCACCGCCTTGGACACCGAGCGTTCGCACCAGTCGCGCTGCGAGGCAAACGGGTCATGGGTGCCGCGAGCCGCTTCCTTCAGCTCGATCTGCATTTCTTCAGGAATGATGCCGGCCGCGTTGTGCCCCAGCTCGCTGACCGCCCGCAGCAGGGTATCGCGCTCGTCCGGAGTGGCACCGGGGCCATACTTGCCGACCCGCATCGGCAGGCCGTAAATCTCCAGGAACTCGGCGAAATCGCGCACGGCATACCATTTGAACAGGTAGGGCCAAGCCAGCACCCGGTGCAGGCCGGCGCGGGTCAGGTAGCCGGATTTTGCCCGGTGCCGGTGCACTACCCAGCCCATCGGCCACAGCTCCGCCCCCTCGGCCGTGCCGTCGCGCAGACGCAGGGCATTGCCGTCGTGCGGCAGGGTCTGGAACCAGCGCTGCGGCCGGTGGGTGAGCCGGGCCGGCAGCCACTCGCTGCCCGTGCGCTGCCAGGTCACTTCGAGTGCGGCAAAGCCGTGGCCGATGGCGTCCAGGCAATCCAGCAGCACGTCTTCAAAGTCCGGCAGGTCCGTCAGCCAGTCCTTGACCAGCTCGGCCTGCCGTTTCTCGTCGGCGCTGGCATTGCGGGGCGGAGTGACGGTCCAGTCCAGCGTCAGGATGGCGCGTTTCCGTTTGCTCATCTCGGCAAACAGGTGGGCGTCGCGCTCTTCCATGTCGGTAAAGAGATCGGACTGATCGGCCAGATTGCCCTGCTCGGCATCCTCCAGGATGCGTTGCAGCCGCACCGGATTCAGCCCGCGTGTCGGGTGGTCGGCAAACTCGTGCCGCACCCAGGCCAGACGGGCGGACTGCTCGTCCTCCAGTTGCCTGCGCTGGATCGGACGGCCGTATTGATCAAGGATTTGCACCATGTTTGTCACCAGTTGCCCGACCAGCGCCCGCCGCCATGGCGGGGGGCCGGGGTGTATTCAATGCGGCCGGCGCCGGACCGGGCGATGCCCCACAGCATGTGCAGGGCATCGGGGCCGTCGTCGTGGTCGGCCATGGGGAAATGCCGCAACTGCGCAATCAGGACTGCCTGGCTGTCATGCAGGCGGATCAGCCCGTTGGCCATGTGCGGCTGCAAGGTTTCGATTCGCAGGGATTTGTCCCCTATCGGCTTGATGCCGCGCGCCGGCACCGGAATGCCTGCCACAGCCGCACGCTTGACCAGTTCATCCTTGAAGAACTCCTGGAACTGCACGGTCTCGACCCCCCAGACAAGACAGCGGTAGTCACGCTGGAAGGCAATCACGTCCTCAATGATCCGGTCAGGCAGCCGTTTTTTGATGCTGGCCTCGACCACGTCGAGGATGCCGGTTTCACGGTTGAGCCCGCCCACCAGCAGGGCCGACGGGTCACGCCGGGAGCCGGCCTTGCCCAGACTGGGGTCGCAGGCACCGTAGAACACCCACTCGGCCAGCCGGTTGACCCAGAAATGGATGCATTTGGCAAAAGGAGCGTTGTCGCCCGAGACCGGATCGTTCTGGTATTCGCTGTCGAAAGTGTCGTGCCCGTCACGGGCACGGATTTTCATGAGGGCCAGCAACGGACGGGCCGTCCAGCTCACCACGCTGCCCGCATCCATTTCGGCCTGACGGGCAAGGTAAAACGCATCCGCCACCTCCGGCCCGTCATTGCGCAGCAGTTCTTCCCAGCGTTCCCACAGGTCCATCTGGTCAGGCCAGTGAAGCAGTGCCCTGAAGCGTGCTGAGCGCCACAACGGGTTGGCCAGCGTGCGGCTCAGGACCGAGTCGTAGTGCAGGATGGTTCCGATATAGATGACGTCGAACTTGGCCCCGGCCCCGCCGAGTGGCAGTACGGTCTTTTTGAGCCAGGCCTCCAGTTTGTCGCGCTGCTCGGGCGAGCGGACGTTTTCATCGTTCTCGATGTCGTCAAGGATGGCCAGGTCAGGCCGCCACGGGCCATGCCTCAATCCACGCAGCTTCTTGCCGCTGCCGGCAACCTGGACCTTGACGTCATTGGTCGTGACGATGGTGCCGGCCTGCCAGACCCGGCCCTGACCCGTTGCCTCGGGGAAATCCATCAGCAGGCGTGGATTAAAGGCCAGTTCGGCCTTGATCGCCTCCAGCATCGGGTACGCCTGGTCGATGCTGTCCATGATGATCACCGGATAGTGCTTGCGCCCGGTCACGATGTTCCACAAGGTAAACAGCTGGGTCACCAGCGTTGACTTGGCTTCCCCTCGCGGGGCGGCAATTGCGTCGGATTCGCTGCCAGGGGCGGCAACGATCTGCGGCAGCCGGCTGAACAGGTAACGGTGCAGCTCGCTCTGGTCGGGGTGGCGGACGTAGTGCGGGAAATAGGTGGCGACAAAAAAGCCGTACCCGGCCACCGGATCAAGCGCCCGCTGGCGGCGCTCCAGCCGCCGCGCCGGATCAGGGTCGAACCCGTCCACTTCGGCCTCGATCTGGCGACGGTAGCCGGCAGCAAGCTGAGCCAGTTCGGCGAGGAAGGATTTTTTGGTAGGATTTGCGCTCATGCCATTTCCAAAGGCAAAGCCATGAAAGATGTGCTAGACAAAGCAACAGCGGAAAAAATCGCTTATGTCTTGAACAAAAGAGGTTTTGTGACTTACGAAGATTTTCCTATTTGTCCTGATGGCGAATTTGGTCCACTCCTCAAAAGCGAAGTCAGAACGCTGCGAAACAATGGCTACACTGGTGGTGATTTGCTGTCATGGAATACCAATGATCGTCAGATCTACTGGACTTACGGCGCCATGGATCGAGATTGGCAATTAAGTCCCGCATGGTTGGATGCCTATACCAATGCCACAGCATGCGTAGAGAATTCCTTGCAATTGAGCGGCCTCACTATTGGCGATATGTCAAAACTGCTGCTGGGATTTATGTTTTGCTGCTCGAAAAATCACCAAACCAAAATTGATTCGAACCTTTACAGGTTTGCCGATCGCGCCAAACCCTGTGATCAGGCTTACGGTGTTTGCGGTGTATGTAACGAACAAATCAGCTCCCCATCCGGGATTTACCGATTGTTCTAGCCATATACCTTCGCCAGCTCTTCCCCGAACGGCTCCAGAATCTCGACAAAGGCCATGGCGTGCTTCGGGTAGCGTTCGCGGACGAATTCGCCGAGCTTTTGCAGCACGTCCATGGCGGTGGCCAGCTGGCTGGTTTCCGGCAGGACACGCTTGCTGGCAGCCACGGTCTTGTTGAAGGCATCCGCCAGGCTGGCCAGCATCTGCACCTTGTCGGCCGGGCTGATGCCCTCGGCCGACTGCACCGATTCGATGGTGGCCTGATACTGGACAACCAGCCCGGTCAGGACGGCACGGGCCACGTCTTCCAGCCCGCCTCCGGCCAGCGTGTGCGCGGCGCGCAGCTTGTCCCAGTCGTCACCGTCCTCGCCGGCGTCAGATTTCCAGCGCCGGGCGGTGCCAAAGCTGACGCCACATTGCGCGGCAGCCACTTCCAGCGACAGGCCGTTGAAGACATAGGCCCGGCGCAGCCGGTCTCGGACTTCCTGCCCGTGTGCCATCAGAGCCCCAGCCCGAACTTGGCCTTGATCATGGCGATCCCGGCCGCCACCAGTCCGCCGGTCAGGCCACCCGCCACCGCACCGGCAATGGCGCCGGTTTTGGCGGCATCGGCACGCTGGGCGTCGACCTTGGTTTCGATGTTCCCGAGCCGGCGGTTGATTTCGTTCAGCAGGGCGAGTTCGGTGCGCGAGGGGTGTGCGCGATTGCGGGCCTGTCTCATGGTGCTCTTTCGTTATTTGTCGGCCTTGCGGTCGAGCTTGTCTTCAATGCGCTGCACGTTGGTCTTGACGTCCCGCAGCATGTCGATGACCTGGGCACTGGCTTTTTCGGCGTCGTCACGGCGCTGGTAGTCCCGGCGGGTGGCTTCAAGTTGCCGTTTCAGGTCAACAAGGTCGGTGCGCAGGGTGTTGACCCAGATGCCACCGAGGAAAGCGGCGATGCCAAGCGCGATCTGGAATGCCATGTCAAGGCTCATCGCCCCTCCCGGTGCCGGCGCTCCAGCTCACGCAGCTCGGCATCCTGCTGGCAGTCCAGACAGCGGCGACAGCCGGGGGCGGCCTGTTGCCTGGCCGGGTCAATCGGCTCTTCGCAATCAATGCAATGCGTCAGGGACGGGCCGGCCAGCCGGGCCTGCACGGCGGCCAGCGCCGCGTTCCGGTCCAGCTGTTCCTGTGCGCTGCCCTGATCACAAAAGTCAGTCATGGCGGGCCTCCTCGAAGTCGATCAGGGCATTGAGACGGGACTCGATGTCACGGCAGCGGGCGGCGCTGTCGATCCGGTGGGCGAGGACGTCAGCCTGTGATACCCCGGAATCAAGGGCATCATCGGCGCCGGCCGTTCCAGCAACTGCGCCGGGATCACCGGCTGCGGACACGGGCTGGCCAGCAGGATTGGCGGATTCGTTCCACACGCGGACAAAGCCAGTGCTGAACACGCAACGAGGCATGGGTTCCAGCGGTGCAGACGGCGCTGGTCGGTATTGGGTGGTGACACGATTGATCTCCCCGGTCAGGCGGGCGGCGGTCTGGCGGTGGTCGGCCTGCTCTTGCAGCAGCCGGTAGCCCAGTTCCTCGGCCAGCCGGTTCAGCCGGCGTTCGGTATCCAGGGCAGTGGCGGCGGCCTTGCGACCGGCTTCGTTCACTTCCAGCCGGTATGCCGCCAGCTCGGCTTCGCCGGTCGTGCGGGCATGGTGATAGCCGGCCAGATACAGGCCCGTGCCCACCGCTGCCGCGATGATGATTTGCAGGCCGGGGGCGTTCATGCGGCACCTGCCTTGCCGCCACGCCAGGCGGCGATCAGGCGCAGGGCGGCGGCATAGCCACCGACCAGTCCCAGATAGATCAGCCAGACCTCGGCGGTCAGCTGGCCGACGTGGGCCTGCCAGACAAAGACACCGGTCGAGGTGGCGCAGGCGATGTTGGCCCACAATTTCGTGTGCGACAGCCGGCCGGTATCGGGATTGGTGACCAGTTCCGAAAGGCGCATGGCGGCTACCCCACCAGATGCCCGGCCAGCGGCTGCATGCCAGCGTCCAGCCAGTCGGCCACGGTGAAGCCGGGGCAGGTCTTGGTCCACTCACGCGGTTGGATGACACCATCACCGTTCAGGTCCGGCGACAGGTCACGGTGCCCGCAAACCTTCGCAGCCGGATAACGCGCCTTCAATGCACGCACCAGGGCACCCAGGGCATCGAACTGGGCACGGGTAAAGCGGTCGGTGCCGACCAGGCAGATGCCGATGCTGTTCTTGTTGTGCCCGGCGGCATGAGCGCCGATTTCGTCGAGGCCGCGCCCGGTTTCATTGCGGCCGTCGGTGTCGATCACGTAGTGATAGCCGATGGAATACAGGGCCGGGTTGTACGCCTTGCGGGCGGCATCATTGCGGCGGAAACCGCGTGCGCCGTGCCAAACATCAATGGTGGCGGCAGCGGTCTTGTTGCCGCCCTTGCCGAGCTGCTTGCCATTGGCCGTGGCAGTGCAATGGATGACGATCAGGGAAATGGTGCGAGACATGGCGGCCCCGTGAAAGATGACGCCGCCAGAATAAGAAACGCCCCGGTACGGGGCGTTGTGAAGGGGTTCAGTGAGTTGTTACCTTGGTTTTGACAATGCGATGACGCATTGTGACGCTGCACGACTAATTGCCAGATTAAATCGGTCCACGTCTTCTCGCTTCAAAGACGTCGACATTGCCAATCGAGTTGCCACTGCCACATCACGACACCACCAAAGGCCATCATCCACCATTAATCCCGTCTTGCTCATACGGTCTGGCCATCTATCTTCTAGCCAATACAGTGGTGCAATAACCTCAACAAGTGGTTCATTAACTTTATTACCACCCCATACCCGTTCTGTGATGATGTGTTGACCAGCCAGAGTCTCTCGAGCCAAATCATAACCAGCAATGCTTGGCTTGCTAGGAAAGGTTTTATATGAATTTGACTCGTGAATTTCTTTCAAGAATTCATCTTCGAATTTTGTACTTTGGATCATGTCCGACATGCTGACAATGTCTTCTTTGGCCTTTTTAAGCTGCCCTTCAAGCTCATCAATTCTTTTCTGATCTCCGCAGCCCGCAAGCAGGATTGCCAGCAAGGATGCGGCAGCAATGGCAGACAATTTCATCCCAATCCCCTTGATTAAATCCGTAGCTTAAAAAAGCGTTTCCTGCCGGCTTTCCGGCAGGTCAATCTGGTTGAGTATCTCCCACACGCGGCGCTCCGTCATCTCATAGCGCCGGGCAAGCGTGCTGACCGCATGAATCGCGGTCTCGGTTGTCGTGATGTCGTCGAACTCTGCACGCATCTTCTGGTTGCGCAGGGCCAGCATGGCCCGCCAGCAACGCGGGACGGCGATCACTTCGCCAGCGTAATGCCGGGTCAGGATTTCAGCGGCATCCGTGCCCACCACTTCGGCCAGCGCGGCAAAGCGGATTTGACCGCCCTTGCGCTGGTTCTTGCCGACCGGGAACGTAGTGCCGCCCCACGCCTGGATCAGGCGCACGGACTTGGTCAGGCCGATCAGGCCAATGAAGGTTTTGACCGATTCCGGCAGCAAGTGATACGCCTCGCCCATGCGGCTCAGGTCAGTCATGGCGGGCCTCCTGCCTTTTGGCGTGATATGTCAGCGCGGCCACCAGCTTGTGCAGTTGCTCGTCGTCCAGCCAGTGCACCTGGTCAATGCCGAACATCTTCCGGGCCATGCCATGGGCGTAGTTCCAGTGCTTGCCGCCATCGGCCAGCAGGGCTTCGACCTTGCCGAGCAGGGCTTCACGCGAACGGGCTGCATGCGGGCGCTGGCCAAAGGCCGGTTTCCAGCCGCAACGGCGCAGGTGCCGCAGGACTTTTGCGGCGGCTTTGTCATCAAGATCACGGCTCGACGACACGCCGGCCACGGTTTTCAGCATGGCGCGATAGGTGTCGTCGTCCATGCCGAGGTCTTTTTTGGCGATGTGGATTTTGGCCAGCGTGGCACGATCCATGATGTTCTCCCCTGAAACCCATTGCGAAACCGGCACCCGGCCGGTTTGACGATGGGTTTCAGGCAACCGGAAGCTGGAACTGACCACCCTTGCCGCCAATGCCGTGCATCAGCTGCGCGTCCCGGCCGGACTGAAAGCCGGCATGCCATGCATCGTGGTCACGGTCCTTGAGCTTGCGGCCTGCATTGCGGTTGCGGGATTCCAGCGCAGAGCATTCGCCATAGTGCGCGGCCATGTAAGCCTCGATGGCCGGCGAGTCGACCGGCGTACCGGCAAACTGCTGTACCTGACGCTGGATGGCCCGGACCCATGCCACGCAAAACAGGTCGGCCCGGCGGGTCTTGCTCGCGGTCTTGAGGCGCTTGCACTCAGCCTGCATGAAGGCTGCCCGGCTTTTTCTGGCTTGCCGCAGCAGGACGGCAAAGGCGTATTGCGCCACTTCGGGCGCGGCACCATGACCGATGAAATGCCAGTGGCCGTCACGCCAGCCGGCAACAAACACCAGTTGGCAGTCAAAGGCCTGGCGGACCGTATCGGCCAGCGCGGCTTCCCAGTTGGCCGGCCGGTTTTTTGCACCGGCTTTGGCGCTGGATTCCGATACCCCGGAGGCCAGCATTTCCAAGTCGCTGATGCTGAATTTTTCCATCAGGGAGCGGGCCTGCCGCAATGCAGCGGCGGCTTCGTGTTCATTGGCGCTTTGTGACAACGCCAGACATTTCCTGATCTTGTCGATTGCGGACTGCTTGTCCATGTTTTCCTCGGCTGCTCGTCAGTACCGGACCACCACGTCCGGCAGACCGCCTTGCGGCGGTTTCGCGGAGTTAGTGGATGTGTCGGGACGCGGTGTTCACCACATGGACGTGTCGCTCGCAGAACTCGTCCAGAGTGCGCTTGACCTCCGTGGCATCCTGGGACAGGTGGGCCAGCACGATCCTGCTCATGTCACGGCCGAGGGCTTCCAGCACTTCCTGCCGGCTTGTCGCCAGCCCTTCGGCCTCTTGCAACAGCTCGCCGACCCGTACCAGCTCTGCCCGCAGCAGTTCGACGGTATTGAGGTCATCCGGATTGACTGGGCCGCCATAGCCCGAGATGTCGATGTTCAGGTCCGAGCAGGGTGCCTTGATCGTATCGGCATCACGGCTCATGTCGGCCAGACCGGTCAGCATGAACTGGCGGGTGTAGTCAGCCCCCTTGCGGTTCCGCATCAGGCTCAGCGACAGGACAGTGATGGCTGACAAAAAGTTGATGCCGTCATCCTCGTTCAGGGCCGTCATGGCCTGTTCCACAAGCTGCACGGCGCGGGTGTTGAATTTGGCCTGGGCAGGGCTCGCATTCATGGTTTTCTCCTTGAGGTCAGGGTCAATCGGTGTTCGTCAGGTTTTCGGCGACTTCTTCCAGCCGCGTGGCCAGCTCGTCGAGGGCGGATTCGTTCCAGGCGTCCACGTCACCCCATTGGGCGGCCATGTCCTGCAATTTCCGCTGCATGGCCGCGAGGGTCCGGCGCTGCCCGGCGGCAATCTGTCTGTGCGTAGGAGCCACTTCACTCCTCCAGGACTTCGCAGGGCTCAACGCTGAAAGGCAGCTCACCCAGCCTGTCCAGTGCGATCAGGATTCCAAGGCGGATACCCTTGGCAATGTCGCTGCCCGCCTCGATTTCCCGTTCGCCGAGCTTCAAGCCAACGGCACGGTTCTCGGTAATCAACCGCAGTTGCTCCACCTGACCCGCATGCCATTCCTGCAATTGCCCGATGAAATCCATGAACTCCTGATTGGCCGTTTGCATCTCACACCCCCGCAATATCAAGAGAAATCGGGCGATACTGGTCGCTGTCGCCGACACGCTCGTAGACGCGGATGTAGCTCTTGGAGCACTGCACCCGGATGGAGTCGTTCAGGGCTTCCATGGCGCGCAGCCACTTTTCATCGGTGATGTCGAGCCGGCGCAGGCCGAGGATGCGGCCGGTGCTGATGTTGCCGGCCTTGTCGACGTTGAAGGCGTCATTGATCAGCGCCCGCAGCTCGCTGCGTGCCCCCTCGGTCCACTCGTGCACGCACTCGTCGATCAAGGCTTTGGCGGCTTGCAGACCTTCGTCAAACGTCAGCGTGTCCTGGTTGGCCCGTTGCACCTTGTAGCGGCCGTCGAAGCTGACCAGGTTGACGTTGCCCTTGGTGCCGCCAAGCCGGGCGCCGTAGCGTTCAGCCGACAGTTCGACGAAGGCGCCGATGTCCTCAAAGGAGCGGGCCTTGAACTCGGCGAGGCATTCGTTGACCCCTTTGGCGCGGGCGACGATCTCGCGCACCAGTTCGTCGCGGGCCAGATCAATGGGCTTGATGCGGTCAACAGGGATCAGGCTGCCTCGGGCGTCGCGCTTGTAACCTTCAGGAATGGTGTGGTCGGTAGTCATTCGGATTTTCCTTTTTTCAGTTGGGCCTTGATGTGGCTTGGCATGGGGGGCTCGGGGTGGCTTGTCCGTTCCCGGTGAGTCACGCGGCAGGGCGCTGGTGACCGGCGTCAGCCCGCCGCCGTACCGCCAGCCGTCGCCGCGTTGCCGGCGTTGTTCGTGTTGCTGCTCGGCCCGGCCTTCCGCCGAGCTGGCCAGGCCGGCCAGTACCGAGTACAGATAGCCATGGCTCTTGAGCGGCAGCGTCAGGCGGCCGGCATCCCGTGCCGCCAGCACGGTGTCGATGGCCTGCTGCCAGTACGTTTGCGGGGCGGGCCAGGTGCGGCCGTCGTGGTCGACCTGTGCCCGCTCGATGTCGGGCAGCAGTTCTTCCAGCAGCCGGGCCAGCCGGTCGAATGACAGGTCACGCTTCACCGGACGGAACAGGGCGAGGTACTGGACCAGCTTCTTGCCCATGGGCGCCGGCAGGCGCAGGGCCAGCATGACCGCCTCACGGGCGCCGTCGTGCGACAGCAGGATGTCGAGGCTGGCCGAGGCACCGCAGGCCGGGCACTTGAGCTTCATGCCACCACTCCGGTGCCAAAGACCCGCAACACCGGCATGGCCTGTCCGGCGTGCACCGGCGGCATCCAGTGCGACAGGTACTGGCGGGCACTGTCAGCGGCCTGCCGGCCGGCGGGCGTGAGCGAATAAAAAATGTCCGATCCGTCGTGGATGGCCCTCACCAGACCGATGCGGGCCAGCCGGCCGACCGCGTCGGCAGCGTCCCCGAGGCGGTTACGCAATTGCTGGTTGTCATGGGTGCCGGCGCGCAGGGCCAGCAGCACCCTGGCGTACCGGGTCATGCAGCCATTCCGGTTGATCAGGAGAAAGCCGTTCATGGCCGCACCTGCCGCTGCGATTCGGTCCAGATGATCCGGCAGCCGTTGAGCTGGAACTGGCCGCCCCGCATGACGCCCCAGCCCGGTTCGTGACTGCGGGCGTAGTAGACGGCATCGCCGCGTTCGATCATGCGCCGTACGGCCTCGCATTCCCGGACCCGGATGGTCGGGCGTGGCAGGTCGATGCATACGTCAAGCACATGGAAATGGCTGTTGCCGAGCATGACCACGGTTTCAGCGGCACGGGCGCAGGCGGCAACAAAGGGTTCGGTCTGCCGGGTGACATGGGGCGTCATGCGGGTTCTCCTTGGTGTTCCGGTTTGAACCGGCAGTGCTGGCAGGCACGCCAGTGGGCGATGCGGGTCGGGTTGTGGGTCGGGGCCGGGGCGCAGGCAAGACGGGTGCAGTCCTCCTGCTGCATGTCCTCGCCGGTATACGGGCAGGCATGGCGGGCCAGACGGGTCATGACCGCCCCGGCGACCCGGTCAGTGCTCCCGGCGTAGCTGCCGCCCAGCACAAGGCTGACGGTGGCGGGGCTGTAGCCGATGCGGCGGGCGGCGGCGCGCACGGAGGTGCGGTCCACTTCGGCGCGCAGGAGTGCAAACCAGCTGTCAGAGGTCGTCATGGTTGACCTCCTGCCGCCACACCACTTCCCCGAGGTTCGGGTCGTAGACTGATTTGGTGCGCTGGATCATCGGCGGGCGCGGGCCGGTGTTGCGGGCCGGGATCAGGGCGTAACGGCCTGCGGATTTGCCGGCACCCATGACCGAGCGGGTTTCGCTGACCACGCGCAGGTAACCGGCTGCCCGCAGCGCCTTGATGTAGCTGCTGGCGGTTTCTTCGCTGACGGTGGACTGCTGGCTGCTGGCATACGCGGCAAGTTCCCGCGCCGAGAACGACTTGATCATGCGCATGGTGCGCCACATGCATTCGTTCCCGAGCCCCTGCACGACCGGCTGGCCGTCACGGGTCAGGCGGGGCGCCTCGATCCCGTTGTCACGCACGAGGGCGTAGCGCTTGCGCTCATGACCGCCCCGCTTGGCATTGGTCTGGACGATGAAACCGGCCTTGTCCAGCGAGCGCAGATACGTCCTGATGGTGGTCGGGTCGGCATTGCTGACCGCGACCGCGATGTCCGGCAGGGTGAAGTCATGCCGCCTGGCCCGGATGGCTTCCCAGATGCGCTGGCGGTTGGATTTGCCCCCGACCTGTTCCAGGTGGGCGGGCTGGCGGTGGGTACGTTCGTTCATGTCCGTACCCCCTTACAGCCGGCGGCTCTTCGGCGCTTCGCCGGTATAGAACTCGTGCTTGCCCCAGCCCGCCAGCGTCATGGTGGTTTCTGCCTGCAACATGGCTTCTTCATGGATGCGGGTCAGGTTCACGCACACCCGGCGCACCGAGCCGTGGGCCAGCTCCACCACACGGGCCAGCAAGGCATCATCAATGGTGACGTTCGGGCAATAGATCGGGGCCAGCAGGCGGGTATCTTCCAGCGAGACCGGCAGGGCCGGAATCCAGGCCATGACCCGGCTGTGAAAGCGCTCCCAGCGCTTGAGCCGCTGCGGCAGCTGCTCTTCGCCGATCAGCAGGATCGTGCCCTGACTGCCTTCGTAGATGTCACGCACCAGTTCGACCATGCTGTCCGAGCGCAGGGCAAAGTCGAACTCGTCAATGATCAGCGGGCGCTGGCTGGCCGCCAGCTGCTCGCAAATCTGGTCCAGCAGGGCCGGAATGGTGCCGCAGGGCTTGATGCTCATTTCAATGAGGATTTTTTCCAGCAGGGTCTTGCGGCTCCATGCGCTGCGCATCTGCACGTAATAGCCACGGGTCTGGTTGGCGATGGCGGTGCCGGCCACGGTCTTGCCGTATCCGGGCGGGCCGTACAGCACGCCGATGCCCGGCAGCCCCTGTACCCGGCCCGTGAGTTTTTCCAGGGCCACGGCCGCAAGGTTGAAGTTGGCAATCGAGGCGGTCTGATTGACGGTATGCTGGCTTTGATGGATCATGAAAATTCACTTTCTTGTTGTTGATGGCTGCCGCTGCTACGGCAGCACTCGCTTCAATCAGGCGGCCAGATGCTGTTTCTGGCCCGCTCTCCATTCGGCAACGGTCTGGTAGGTTTCAAACCAGCGTGCGGCCTTCCCTCCCAGTGCAATGCGCTCGGCTTCGGTCATCCGGTCGAGCCGCTGCCATTCGGCCCAGCGGGCCGGGGCATCGGCCGGCACGGTCCAGCCCACCGGCTCTTCGGCGGCCTGTTGCGCTGCCTTTGTCACCACCTCGACGTCGACGGTCTGGATGGCGCGGGCCTTTTCGGCCAGCTGGCTGCGGCTGATGTTCAGGAAGCCCGGCATCAGCACGTCGCCCGACGGTGCGGCCAGTGCGCGGTTGCGCTCGGCCTCGGCGGCGGCGATCTTGTCCTGTGCCCGGCTGACCTTGCCCTTGATGCGCTCGTCGGCAAGCCTGTCGCGCAGCGACACCGGGAAGGCAGCAACCTTGTTGGCCTCGAACGCTGCCCGGCAGACAAACCGGCCCTGCATGTCACGGACGATGACTTCGCTGCCGTCGTGGATGTCGACGCCGACCTGCACTTCCTGCCCGTCCACTTCCATCAGCTCGCGGCTGAAATAGACGTTGTTCCACAGACGGACCTCGCCCCGGCTGGCAGTGCGGGTGAAGGTCGGACGGAACAGGTCGTCCAGCTCGGCAGCGCACAGGCGGTCATCGTCTGTGTAAGGGCAGAATTCGGCGTAATACCCGGCCGGCGTCATGTGCACCCCGCTGCGTTTGGGCAGGCTGCTGTGCGGCGTCTGGTTGTATTCGTCGAATACCTCGGTCAGGTCGGCGATGAACTGCGCGAAGGCCGGTGCGTGCGGAATGTTGACCAGCGTCCCCTCGGGGGCATTCTTCGCTGCCGTCAGGGCGCGACTGATGTCGCGGTTGACGAGGCGCAGGCTGTCGCGGTCAGCCGATTTCCCCTGATAGGTGCCGTACTTGCGGGCCAGCGGCAAGGTAGTGCTCTGCCACAGGCGTTCGATGATGCCGCGCCCCTGCGCATTGCCCGGAATGCCGGTTTCATGATGAATGCCGAGCCGGGGCAGGATGCCGGTCAGGTCGGCGTCCAGCACCTTGCCTGTCTCGCCCGCGCCGTTGTCGCTGTAGTACATCAGCGGCCGGTGCCAGCGGGTCATGCCATGGCGCAGGGCGTCCGATACGGCGATGACGTTTTCAGAGAGGTGAACACTCCAGCCCGTCACCATGCGACTGGCAGCATCCATGACGGCAGTCACTTCCATGACCTGCGGCACACCCGTTTCCGGGTTGATCACCTTGGCCTTGAGGCCATGGCCGTCACCGACCCACACGTCACCCGGCTGCAACTGGCTCCAGTCACGTCGGACGAACGGCAGCTTGGCCTTGAGGGCCGCGCCGGTATGCCGGCCGACGTACAGGGCTGCCGGCGGCAGCTTTTTGAGGATGCGGCGGACGGCATGTACGCTCGGGACGATTTCGCCAGCCGGGAATGCCTTGGCAAAATCCCGGTAGGCTTCCGACAGGGAGGGCTTGCCCGGACGACGGTACGCCGCCAGGAATGCGCCCAGCCACCACGGCATGGCCTGCTCGGCCTCACGGACCTGCGGAGCCAGCCGGCGCAGGCGCTCGGACGGGCTTTCGGTTGAATGAAAGAGGGTCCACCAGCGCGACATGGAACGAACGGAAAAAGTCCGCTCCTGATTGCTGCGCGCATTGGCCACGTTGACCAGTTGCTGCAACGGGAATGGCAAGGCATTGTGTTTTGCCGCGTCGACGACATGCTGCCACGCAGCCTTTACGCCCATGACCCGGCTCAATTTCCGGACTTCGCCCACCAGGACGCAGCGGGCTTCTGCGACAGCGCGTTGCTTGCTTGTCAGCCGCTCGACCGTGGTCAGCGTCAGGCTCAGTTGCTCCTCGCGCCGGGCCGAACGCCCCTTTTCTGGCAGAGTGATACTGGCTGCCGACGATTCCAGCAGTTCCTGAGCCTGGCGGCGGCGGATTTCGGCCTGGGCTTCTTGAGGGAGGCTGGTGATGGCGTATTCAAACCCCTTGCCCTTATTCTTTCGTTGCCATTGCCAACCATCACGCTCCGCACAAAGCCGGATTCCGCGTTCCGTTGCGGGCAGGCCGGCAATCTTCATTGCAGCCAACTCGACCGCGCTGAAATGGGTCTTGTTGATAACAGTCATCGCTCGTCCCCCTGAAACAGGTCCAGTTCGGGTTGGCCCGTCTTGCGGACGTTCTCGCGGTGGTAGGCGAATTCGGACAGGGTCAGGTTCACGGCTGCAACGGTTTCATCCAGCGAACCATTGCCGGTGTAAAAACGGGACAGCAGGGCCATGGCCTGTGCCGCATTGGCCTGGGTATCCGCCAGCTCCGGCACGCCGGCTTTCTTGCCGGAGGGAATATCGATGACCACCCGGTTTCCGGGAGCCATGCACAGGTACTCGCTGACATGGGTGGCCCGGCAAAAGGTCTCCCACTGCCGGATACGGTTCAGCGGCATGGATGATTCGGCACGCCAGCGGTACAGGGTCTTGAGGTCGACCCCCATCAGGTCGGCCAGTACCTTCATGGGACGGCGACTGTGTTCGGCCGCCTCGAAGTTCATCTCGATGGCTTCATCAAGCGAGCCTGGCAGGCGCTTTCTGTTTCGCATCTCGGTTTACCTCTCGTTGAGAAACGCGGAAGTGGTGCGCTGTCGCGCAAACACCTACGATTCACCCCATGACAGCGGGGCAATTTGGGTTCCGCTTGGGGATCGAAGGGAAAACCGGCTTAAAATGGCGCCTTGCATGACGACTTGGCCATATCGCTTCGGGCTCCATCCCGATGGCTGCGGCGATGATGTTTTCGCCTTTAGGCCAAGGTCTTTCGAGAGCGTTGTAAAGAGCCCCTGCACTTAGACCTGAGTCGATAGACAACCGTCTTACAGACCAGCCCTTTTTGTGCAGCGCCGCGACAATGTCCGCCCGATCCCAATCTTGAAAGGCGGACTTTTTTTGACTGTCCGATGTGTACATTTACTAACCATTTTTGGTTACTTGGTTCGTATATGGTATGCACACATTCGAATCACGTCAATCGGAAGCGAAACATATTCCGATTCATTTCCGATTCATTTGCACGGAAAAATGATTCGAATTCGGATGTTTTTCATTTGAATCAATAAGTTGAGAAACAATCGGAAATGAACAACACTGATAATGGTTCGATTCCGATTCACGAGGAAAGAATCGGAAGCCGTATCGCTCGCATTGTCGACCTGTATGACACCAAGTCCGCCGCAGCGGCAGCGGCGGGAGTCAGCACTCTGTCTTTGCGGCGTTACATCAGCGATGAACAAACCCCGTCATTCCTTGCATTGGCAGGCCTTGCAAAGGCAAAGGGGGTATCGCTTGAATGGTTGGCCACTGGCGTTGGAGCCATGTTTCTGGCTGATACCATGGCAGATGAATTCCGGTCGGGCGTACCTGCTGATGTGGTAGACGCTGGCTGCCCGTGCACAGACACGCTCGGCAACCCGGTGAACCTTCAGGACTTCGTTTTCATCCCTCGCTACAACCTCAAGGCGTCAGCTGGTCACGGCAGGGATGCAGACGGAGAAAAGCCTATATTTTCAATGGCCTTCCGGCGCTACTGGATTGACAACTTCCTGCGCATAGACCCTCACGACCTGTCAGTTATTTCGGTCAAAGGGGATTCTATGGAGGGAGTGCTGAATGACCGGGATGTCATCCTGATCAACCACGCCGACAACGCGCCGAAAGACGGGCTGTATGTCCTGAGGATTGACGGCGACCTGGTCGTGAAGCGCTTACAGCGCAAGCCCGGCGGCAAGATTGGCATCATCAGTGCCAACGAGGCCTACGCCCCATACGATATTGACCTCAACGACCTGCCGAACGATTTCGCAATCGTTGGTCGTGTAGTGTGGTTTGGTCGACAGCTGTAAGGCCGTTGCTCAAACCTGATCGTTCTGGTGTCAAAACTGCGCGAAATTTCGCCTGTTTTTGCTCAATCCGTGCCAAAGTTTTTGCAACACGATTTTAGGCGATGAAACCGCTGCAACCCGCACCGATATTGGGTTTCAGCGGTTTTTTGTGTCTGTTTCTCTGGGTGTCAAAACTATCACCACCCCACAGGCGACCCTGCCAGACGCAAGCAGCCGCCGCGTGAGTCATTGATTGCCGGCAGTTATCCATAATGAATATCTTCAGACCGGAGCAAAGGACCCTGCACGTCCTCGCCAAAGGCGGCTACATCGTACGCATCCGCGACGACGCCGGCCGCATCACCACCGTCGAATGCCATACCCGCGAAGGGCACATCCTGTCCGACTGCACGCTGGCCGTCTTCCAGAAGCTCAAGGCCAAACGGCTGGTCAGCTCGAAAAACAGCCAGCCCTACCGGATCAACAGGAACGGCCTGCTCGCCGTTCGCGCCCAGCTCGACAACCAGTAA